AAATAATGCTGTTGACGTTACTAATAGAAGATTGGGAGAAATTGATGACAAGGGAACATTTCAATCTGATGATGAAATAGGATGGTTTTTCGAAAGCATTAAAACACTTCAGAATGAACTAAACGACTTTAACCTTAATGGAACTAGAAACTAATATACCCGTTATCGAGCTGACCAAATCTGGTCAGCCTCGTAAACGTAAACCCAAAACATCCAATACTTACTTTACTGAAGATACTCAAAATGCTATTTTAGAATATGTGGCTTCAACTAACCAGGACTTTAGAGATAAGGTGTATCGTGAGCGTATAGAATATGGGTTCTTTAAATTAACACAAAATATCATACATACTTTTAAGTTTTACTATACTGATGGTGAATCTATAGAAGATGTGCAGCAGGAAGTAATTGCTTTTTTACTTGAAAAACTTAGATTATATAAACCGGAGAAAGGTAAAGCATATTCCTATTTTGGAACCATTACTAAACGTTATTTAATTCTTAAAAATAAGAAAAATTATCAAAAACTTCAAAACAAAGGTGACTTACTTGAAGTAGATGAGGATAAAACTATTAAAGAAGAAATTATAAACGATTATTACGGTAAAGATTATAGCGTAAGTGAATTTATGGGTTTGTATATCAAATATATTGATAAACATCTTAATAGATTATTTCCTAAAGACCTTGATGCTAAAACAGCAGACGCTATTGTTGAACTGTTTCGTAAATGTGAATCGCTAGATATATTTAATAAAAAAGCACTTTACATATACATCCGTGAAATAGTAGATGTCGATACTCCCCAGATCACTAAAATTATCAAAAAATTAAAAGTCACTTACGTTGAGCTATACAGCCAGTATTATTCAGACGGATATGTAAGAATATAGAGTTTTATAGCTTTTATATTTATAACCAAAAATAATTATGGATTTTGAACAAGTAATGTGGGGTAATAAGAAATTTTCTGATTTACTCAAGGACATTTATAATAACTCAAAAGAGAAGGAAAAACAAATCAAAGAATTAATTGAGACATTAAAACCATTAGTTACTAATTCTCAATCAGCTCTTATGATTGTTCCTTTAATCGCCGAACATCTTAATATAAGCGTAAAGAATGATGACCAATTAATTAAATTGGCTAGTATAGTACAACGCGCTATGAATACTTCTTCTTCAGATGAAGCTGCTCATATGATTTTAAGCGAAGCAGAAAAACAACAACTATTCTCAGCGGTAAACGAAATCGGAGGTACTATTAACGGACCTAAAGCAGAGTAACTATGAGAGTAAGAGATGGTTTAGCTCCTATTACGGCTAATATGGGGAATAACAATTACCAAACCCCTCAGGGATATAAAGTTGGTAAGGTTTATGCTGTTATGTTAAGTCCTTCTAGCGTTCCTAAAAAAATATGGGAAGATAACGGTGGTTGGGGTGGTATAGGTACTATTATTTATCAAGAATACAGAGAAGATATTGAGATATCTTTAAAAGATTTAACAGATGAAGTGTTACTTACATTTAATACGGCTCTTCCTTTTTATCCTAATCAAAAATATTTTCCTTTACCCGGAGAAATAGTGTTATTGATGGATTTACCTTCTGCGCCATCCCCAATAACTAATAAAACAAATGAGACATACTACCAAAGTCCCATTAATGCTTGGAACAGTCCGCAATTTAACGGATTATTCTTAGATGATGATAAAAATATACTTTATAATTCATTTATTGAAGATGGTGAATTTAGAGGTTTACAAACATTTGAAGGCGATTATATATTAGAAGGTCGATTTGGAAACTCAATTCGTTTCGGAAGTACAAATAAATCAGGAAATGAAGACTTATCTCCATGGTCTACTAACCCTATTGAATTAGCCAGTAACCCTATCATACTTCTATCCAACCAGCATAATTTTAAATTACCTGATTCTGAGTTGAATGTTGAAGATATTAATAAAGATGGGTCATCCATCTACCTAACATCCGACCAATCTATACCATTAAACATAGGGAATGTTGCTCTAAGCAGTATAACCAACCCTATTAACTTAGCCGATTATACGAGCCCACAAGTTATTATAAATGCTGATAGGACGGTAATTTCTTCTAAATCAGATGAAATTTTAATGTTTGGTAAGACGGGTATTGAATTATACTCACAAGGTCCTGTATATCTACAGAGTGCTAACGTCGGGTTAACAATGCAGGATAATCAAATATATTTGGGTCCTTTTAGTAACAATTCAACAAGTCCGGAGCCTTTAGTTTTAGGACTCCAACTTCAAGAATGGCTTTCCGATTTAACAGTAGCCTTAAGTACGTTTGCTACCGTTTTAGGACCAACATTTTCTCAAGCAGAAGGAACTCTTCTTGAATCAGTAAATTCAGCCGCTAGTGCTCTCCAAGATTCTGTGGATAAATTGAATACAAGAATAGTAAAAGAAACCTTAATATCTAAAGTAACATATACAACATAATGGCTGAAATTACTAAAGAACAAAAAATTGCTGCTGCTAAAAAGGCTCTAGAGGAAGCCAAAAAGGTATCCGATACTGCTCAGGCGCAATATACTAAAGCAGAAGCCTTATATAATAAAGCTAAAGTTGCGGCTTTGGCTATTCAAGCATTAGCCGCGGGAGCTGCCGCGGGTGTTGCTAGTGCGGCTAGTGGTCTTGCCTCTTCGGTTTCAAATGCCGCTGTTGCTAGTCAAGGAGCCGCAGCCGCTGCAGGATCTGCTATCGGTTCAGGTATAGGAGCCGCTCTTAGTCTTTTATCCCCGGAGGAAAGAGATAAAGAGATAAAGAAATATAAAGATGAGGCTAAAAAATTAGAAAGAAAAGCTCAAAAGGAATTAGAAAAAGCTAAAAAAGCTTATGATGGTGCCAAAAAACGTATTATTGTAATACAAGAGCAACTTAATATTTTATTTACTAAACGAACATTAAAAGAAAAAGCCGAACAGCAAAAAATATTATCTAAACAAAAAAATAAAAGAAATGGTGAAAAAGTAAAAAGGAATAAAGCTAAATTAAAAAAAGGATTAAAAAAAGTTCTTAAAGCAGCAGGCCCAATAGCTATTATATTTGCATTTGGAAAAATTTTAAATATTTATGTTACTCGATTATCTGATACGGTTTCTCAATTAAGTATATTAGTAGATAAAACTAACGATATTATACAAGCCGCTATAACTAAGCAAGATATTCAAAAAGCAAAAGTATCACGAGACGCTGCTTTAGCTACTCTATCCGCTGCCGAGTCTCAGGTAAAAAGTTTTGAAAAGACTATTGAATCCATGGGATTAGTAATTAATGTTATAACATTATTATTAAATATCGTGGCGGCTCTACCTACAGCCCCTTATCAAACAGCTACTATTGGTATATTAGCTACTCGAATATTAGCTAAATTTAACCCTATTTTATTATCATTAAGTATTCTATTACAAGTATCTCAAGTTACCCTTGATAGTTTTTTATCTAGTATTGCCTACGAACGTTCTAGATTACTTCCTTTAAATGATGTTTTAGAACAAGCAGATGCTCAAGACCTAACACCAGAAGAAGTACGTGGATTATTAGCAGCCGCTAATAGTGGATTAGGTCCTGTGGTAGGAGTTGAATATAATGGATTTACTTTTTCTATAATTGAAGAAGAAGACCCTAACTTTGTGGTAGCAGGTAATAAACGTAGATACGCTGTTGCTCTAGATCGAAGTGGATTTGTAGTACTACAGTCTCCTCCGTCATTTACATTAGATCCTAATGTACTTATTGAAGAATTAAAATTAGAAATTAATAAACGAAATCTTGAAGCTTAATATTTATAGACATGAAAACAAACGAATTAAAAAATCTTATTAAAGACGCCGTAAGAGAAGTTCTTAAGGAAGAATTAGCAGAATTAGGTAAACAAAAAATTAATGAATCTCTATCTAGAGGATTACCTTACAATCAAGTCCAATCTAATAACGGTAATGAGGCTTGGCCTACTATGAATTTCAATTCTAGTAACATTAATCCGGCTGCTAGTAAAGAAAGTATTCGCCAAACATTAATGGATCAAATGGGTATTGACGCACCACCTACGGCAGCTCCAACAACATTCCAAGAAAAACAGAATGTTTATCAAAGCTTGCTTGCTCAAGTAGCAAATGATATGAGAAATAATCCTGCTGATTTAAGCAATTTTAGAAACGTTCAATAATGGCTTATATAAGAAGTAATAGGGTTGACCCTAGGGATTTCCAAATCAATACTGCTATTGGGGTTGCATTACCTTTTAGTGCTCCTGGTGTCTTTAGTAGTGTATATTCTACTAGGGATCAAGTCAAATACAATCTTATAAACCTAATAATGACCTCTCAAGGAGAAAGAATTGAAAATCCTAATTTTGGTACAATTCTAAAACAACAATTATTTGAGCAAATCTCAGAGCAAACATTTCCTATTATTAAAAGTAGTATAACCAATGCTGTTGAACAATATATGCCCGAAGTTGCTATAGATTCTATTGACATAGTACCATATGCCGATGATAATACTTTAGTAGTAACAATAAATTATAGAATACTTCTTTCTAATCAACCCGATATTATAACAATTAACCTAGTATAATGGCTCAAAACAAAAATATATCTTATCTAAATAAGAATTTTCTTCAATATAAAGCATCTCTTATTGAGTTTGCTAAAAATTACTTTCCGAACACATATACTGACTTTTCAGAAGCATCACCTGGTACTATGTTTATTGAAATGTCTTCATATGTTGGGGATGTTTTGTCATTTTATACAGATACCCAAATACAAGAAAATTTTGTATTAACGGCTAAAGAAAAGGAAAACTTATTGAATATGGCTTATTCTTTAGGATATCGTCCTAAGGCATCATATGCTTCTGTTACTACAGTTGATTTTTATCAAAGAGTTCCTATTTTAAATGGTGCTCCTAATTTAGATTACGCATTAATTATTCCTGAGAATACTCCTTTACAATCTAATTCTTCTCAAACCAACTTTATAACTACTAAAAAGGTTGATTTTACTGACACGGGTTCGGTAAGTATTAGTTTGTATGATGGTAACAATTACTTATTTAAAAAATCAGTTAAAGCTATTTCTGCTACTATACAAACTGCAACTTTCTCATTTGGAGCTCCTGTAAAATTTAATTCTGTTGAAATAAATGATCCTAACTTTCTTCAAGTACTTCAAGTTACAGGAAGTGATGCTAGTCAGTGGTATGAAGTACCTTATTTAGCTCAATCTAATATAATAAATAGAACTACTAATACTGGTCCTTCACTTAACCAAGTACCTTATTTGCTAAGTTTATTAGAAACTCCTAATAGATATGTATCAAGAATTAGAACGGATGATATTATAGAATTACAATTTGGTTCAGGTATGTATGTAAACGACCCAGATAATGTACTTATTCCTACCCCAGATGCAATTCAATTAGGAATGGTTCCTTCTGTTGATACTTCTGATTTGATTAATAACTACAATCAAGCTGCTGTATTTTACACTAAACAATATGGTACGGTGCCATCAAATATATCATTAACAGTTCAATATCTTTCAGGTGGTGGAGTTGGTGCTAACGTGACAGCAAATGATATTACTATAGTTGCTTCTAATGCTGGTATAACTGCTCTTAACCCAACATATACCAATGCGTCTCTCGCGACTTTACTCGTGAATAACGCAATACCTGCTACAGGTGGTAGAAGTGGTGATACAGTAGAAGAAATACGTTTAAACACGCTAAATGCATTTTCGGCACAATTAAGAGCTGTAAGTAAAGATGATTATATGAATCGTGCTTTAAGTATGCCTTCTGATTTTGGTACTATATCTAAAGTGTATGTTGAGCAAGCTTCTGCATTATCTGTTAATACTGGTAATGATCCTTTAATTGATAATAATCCTTTAGCGTTATCAATGTATGTGTTGGCTTATGATGATAATAAAAAATTAGTTAACGCAACTACGGATTTAAAAACTAACTTAAAAGAATATTTAGAACCATTTAGAATGGTTACAGATGCGGTTATTATTAAAGATGCCTATTATATTAATTTAGGTTTAAACTTTGATATAACAGTTATTCCTGGGTTGAGTAATAATCAAATATTAACAGATTGTATAACTGCATTAGTTAACTATTTTGATATAGATAAATGGCAAATTAATCAACCTATTATACTATCAAATATTAATGCTCTATTATTACAAATAAAAGGAGTACAATCATTAGTAAAACTTGAATTTACGAACAAATCCGGAGGTAATTATTCTCCATATAGTTATGATGTTTCTGGTGCTTTTAGAAGTGGAGTTTTATATCCTTCTTTAGATCCGGCTACATTTGAAATAAGATACCCTGATTTAGACATACAAGGTAGAGTTGTAACTTTTTAATAACTCTATATTTATAGCAAATAAATAATATAAATGGCCGTTTATAAAATATTTCCCGAAAAGGACACAACTATCTATTCTGAATTTCCTGATCTTAATACAGGATTGGATTCTATATTAGAAGTAAAGAATACTGTTCCTACTTTAAATAGTGATACTCAAGTATCTAGAACATTAATTCAATTTCCTTCTGATAAGATGTTAGAAGTTTCTGCTTTAATTTTTAATACAAATACTATCCCTGTTGTTGGTCCTGTTCCTCCATCTACTCCTACGGGAATGTATAGTGCCTCTTTAAAATTATTCATAGCAGAAGCATATAACCTACCAGATAATTATACTTTATATTGCTACGCAACTTCACAATCATGGCAAGCAGGAACAGGAAGATATTTATATGATCCTCCTTATACTCAAGATTGTAATTGGTATAATAGAGATAACAGTAATGCGTGGCCTACTTCTAGTTTCTTTACTGATACTACTGCTTCCTTTAACTTTAATACTCCTGGGGGTGGTGTTTGGTGGGATATATATTTTGGATCTCAATCGTTTATAATAAACACTACTAAAGATACTAATATAAATGTTACTGATATTGTAGAGACATTTAATACTCCTGGTTTTTTAGAGAATAATGGATTCCTATTAAAATTTGAAGACCTGTATGAATTTAATGCTTCGTCTTCTTATTCATTAAAATTTTTTTCTAAAGACACTCATACTATATATCTTCCTCAACTTGAATTTGGTTGGGATGATAGTGTTTATAATACGGGATCATTATCTGTATTAGGAGATCAAAATGTAGCCGTTACTTTAGGTAATAATGTAGGGTTTTATAATGTAAATGATGTATGCCAATTCAGAGTAAATGCACGACCTATTTATCCTCCTCGTCAATTTACAACCCAATCGGTATTTACTCTAAATAGTGCTTTACCTTCATCTTCTTATTATGCTATACAGGATTTAGACACAGAAGAATATGTTGTAAATTTTAGTGAAGAACATACCAAAATAAGTTGTGATACCGCAGGGAACTTTTTTACGTTATACACTGCTGGGTTTCAACCCGAAAGATATTATAAAATATTGATTAAATCTACATTTAGTAATGGTTCATCTGTTATATATAATAACGATTATATTTTTAAAATAAATAAATAATGGCTGAAATAATTCCGGTTCAGAATTTAATTTACAATAAGGGGACATTTACTAGAGTGATTAATACACAATTTAGTGAATTAAATTCTCCTCCAATTGTTATTCCTGAGACAACAGTAGATGCCTTTTTTGAATTATATGATGAATTATTTCCTATTATACCTAATGAAGGTGATATAAATTCGCATAGAGCAATTTTATTAAGAGAAGCTGAGTATTTAAATGTGCAATTAGCCGATGAAGCTGAAGTACAGGCTTTGCTACAGGAAATAACAGATTTAAGACAACAATTATTAGAAGCTGAAGTAAACACTGTTACAACATTAGCTCAAAATAATTTAAACATATAATAAACAAATAACTGTTAATGGCAGATAATATAAAAATAATAGGACAAGTTTTAGATACAAGCCGAGTAAATCGTTATGATTTACAGGATGAACAACTACTTCTTCCTATTGTACAACAAGAAACCTTCGGGAAACCAGAAGACTATGTTGAATACTTTGTATTTGATCTAGGAGGAAATGTATTAAATTCAAATTATAACTATAATTCATATAAATTACCTTCAAATTACGGTTATTCCCAAAGTTATCTCCCTACACTAGAAATAGACCCAATCCAGGATATTGAAAATTTAGGATATGAATCCGGTGAAGTTACCTCTAGATATAATTTCTTTAGAAAAGTATCAGGAGAGCCTTTTAGTTCCCAACTCTTTATATCCCAAATATCATCAGACCGAACTGAATTAAGAGTAGGCTCTACTGAGTTAGATGATATTGCTTTAATTGATGTTGCTAGTAATTTTGCTGATAAGCAATTGGCTGTTCCTTATTATTATTACGTTATACTTAATTTTGGTAATAATAACCAAGTAGTAGCAGTTAATGTATTAAGTGAAGTAAATGCTTTAGGAGAAGCAAGTTTATTATTTAAATTATACGAAGCACTTCCATCTAATATTACATTAAAAGATAAATTTTGGATTGTAGAAGAGATAGTTAATCCTTATATCTATGACCTTAGTTTAAGTAAAGTAATTACTCCTTTACCTCAACCTTATTTAAAAGGACCTAATTTTAATATTGATTTAGAATTTAAAGATGTAGTACCTACCCAATATAGCAATTTAAATCAATTAATTAACCCATCTGCTGGTCCTTCTTATCCAGTAACACCATCAATAAGTGTTACTCCTAGTGTAACTATTACTCCTAGTGTAACTGTTACCCCTAGTGTAACACCATCTATAACAGTCAGTGTTACTCCTAGTGTAACTATTACTCCTAGTGTAACACCAACAATTTCAGTAAGTGTTACTCCTAGTGCATCACCAGGAAATTCAGTAAGTGCTACTCCTAGTATAACACCGTCAATATCGATTTCGTCTACTCCTAGTATAACACCGTCAATATCGATTTCGTCTACTCCAAGTGTAACACCGTCAATAACAATCAGTGCTACTCCTAGTGTAACGCCTACAATTTCAATTAGTGCAACACCAAGTGTAACACCATCAATATCGATTTCGTCTACTCCTAGTATAACGCCTACAATTTCAATTAGTGCAACACCAAGTGTAACACCATCAATATCGATTTCGTCTACTCCTAGTATAACACCTACAATAACAGTAAGTGTTACTCCTAGTATAACACCGTCTTCTTCTGAACCACCAGCAATATTGTTGAAAGAATTTTTAATATCAAATCTTTCAGATGAGTCTAATGCCTGTAGTCTTCCTATTTCAAACACAGTTTATGTCACTAATACTACTATTGATGGAGGAAATACTACTGCAACAACTACCTCAGAAATTTATACAAATCCAGCAGGTACAATAACTTTTACTGGTGATGGTGATTATTATGCTCTTTTTTGTGATGACTTAACCAATACATTGACAACAAATCAAAGGATTACTCCAGTAGGTACAATAAATGGTAGTGTTGGTGTATGTCTTTAATATTAATTAGGAAATTGTTCATTTGAAAATAAAATAAAATATGTCAATATACGCAACTTTAAACTCACTTACCAATCAAGAAATAAACATAAATATAGATTATAGTTTATTAAACGATTTTATTCATTATAGCTCAGCTGTAAGTAGAATAAATAATTTTATGTATAAGATTGGGGAGATTGAAGGGTATCAATATGAAATTACTACTTTTTCTCCTTTAACATCAAGTAATGCTTCTTTAATAAACCAAATAAATAAAGCAAGTTCTAGTTTAAACACAACTATTGCGAATTTTGATGGGTTTGAATCTTATTTATATTTTAATTCTAGTTCATTAACCTCTTCTATTATACAATATACTTTAGATACGGGTTCATATTTAACATATAATATAGCTCCTTATCCTAAATCAAATCTTGTTCAACCATATATTTTATATCCATCATCATCTGTTACTGTTACAAATTGGTATCAAGATGCCATTGAAGTAGCAAGTAATTATGATATAGAAAATAAAGACATATTAATTAATACTATACCTTCCTATATCCTAGATGACCCAGGTAATTATTTACCTTATATTGTTTTTGTTAATATGATAGGCCAATATTTCGATAACATTTGGGTTTACATCGATAAAGTAACTGATGTATGGGATAATAATAATAATTTAAACGAAGGTATATCTCAAGATTTAGTATATGATTGGTTGAGATCATTTGGGATGAAATTATATAATTCTCAGGGTGACCAAAGTGTATTGGATTATAATGTTGGTGGGTATAGTGGTAGTGTTGAATTTGCTCCAAATTGTCGTACTTACGAATTTACTAATATTACTAGTTCTCCTTTAACTCAAACTTGGATTAATTGTAATAATACTTTAGGAAGCGCAAATATTTCTGGTTTATTTGCAAGTGTACAAGCCTGTGCTATATCGGGAAGTTATTCTCCTTTAACCGCAGGTATAACAGTAACAGATTTAGGTCCTTGTTATGATGGAAATTATTCACCATCGAGTAGTTTCTTAAATAATATTCCTAAAAAAGAATTAGTATTAGATACTTATAAAAGACTTTATCATAATTTACCTTATTTATTTAAAGGAAAAGGTGCCCATGGTGGTTTACAAGGACTAATTACATTATTTGGTATTACAGGTTCAATTCTTCCTATTAAAGAATATGGTGGAACAAATGATTATCAAGATTTAAAAGGATATTCACTAAACAAAATATCATTAGGATCAAATAATCTTACAGGAAGTATATTATCTCCTATAAAACGATTTGAAACTACTACAACATCATCTAGAGCAGTTAAAAGTCAAGATTTACATTTTATTGATGTATCTTTTTCTCCTCAAACCCAAATTGATAGCGAAGTATCTGCTTCTATCACAGCAGTAAACCCTAATTGGGTCATTGATGATTATATTGCCTACCCAGAAGCGCTTTATTTAGATACTTATCCTTCACTATCATTTCAACGAGATTATTGGTTTGGGCAAACCTTTACACACCCAAATGAAGGATTTGATTATGCTGGGTTTATTAGATTAATTCAATTCTTTGATAATTCATTATTTAAAATGGTCAAAGATTTTACTCCGGCTAGAGGTAATACTTGGACTGGGGTATCTATTAAGTCACCTGTGTTAGAACGTCCTAAGGTACCGGAAGCTAAGCCTATATTTACTGCTTATCCTGATTTGGAAGGTGAAGTTACAGGGGCTGCTTTAATACCCGTTTATGATCCTTACTATTTTTATTTAGCAGGAGATAAAGAACCTTACTACAATGGTAATATTACAGGATCATTTATTGACACTTATGCTCAATTTGAAGAATTAAACAGAAACCCATATTTAGTAAACAATACAGTTGGATATATCCCACCAGGATTTGTTAATGGTAATACAGATTTTATTTTAGACACTACAGCACCAGCATACGAAAATTTCTTTATTAATTCAGATTTTAATGCCTTACAAAATAATGAATTTGTAAGTTTAACTTCTAAATATAGAAAAAAATTAATTCCTATATTATCTACAGATTCTTTAGGAAGAGCATTTACTTCTTATTCAATAACAGGAGCTGTTCAACTTCAAGATTCATATTTAAGTGATACATCATATGTTAATTCAAGATATAATGGTGTACAACTTTATAGCACTATTTATAATACATGGACTGAGGGAGACCGATCATATGGTCTTACCCCAGTAATAAATTATAATACTAAAAAACTTGGTTTATTTACTGAGGTTGTAGATAGTGTATTGCCTTATAAAAGTAATGTTACTTTAAAATATTTAGTTGATGAAGACGGAAAACTTACTGAATTGAATCAACGTAATAGAAACTGGTGTGAGGTTCAAAATACATTTGAAACTGGGGAAACATTAAATGTATCTTTATTTAATACACAACAATATTCAAATCAATATGCTACTAATGGTAATAGAGTAATCCATGAAAGCGGGTATGCTTACTACCCAGTACTATATTTTTTTGGTGCTTCTGCACCAACTGCATCTCAATTTATACCTTTTTATAATCCAACAGGCCAATTAGGAGTATTAGGTACTAATTTCTTTAATAATCATCCCTCAGGAGGTAACTTTATTCCTGCTGCAAATTATACTTCTGCTAGTAATGGGGGGTCATATGAAGTATGGAATATGTTTAATATAACAGGTTCACCAGGAGCCCAACCAATTTCACTATTTTCTCAAGTTAATTTCCCTACAAGTTATTTTGGTGATTCATTCTTTACAGGTTCTGGGCCTGGTGTTGTTGATGATAATGGATTAAGAGTTACTTCTTCATATTATATAGTTCCAAGTACTGGAGTTTATGATTTTTCACATGATTTTGAAGTAACTGTAACTGGAGATGTTGGGGCTATTTTTACAGGTAGTATGGAAATCTGGTTGAGTAGTTCAATAAATCAAACATTTTCTAAACAAATTTCTACTGAATTATCAGTTAAAATAGAGCCGGGAGTATGGAATGGATTATTAGGCAATCAAAACTGGCTGGCATCCTCTCAAAATTCTTACATTGTAGATACTGGGGAGTTTGTTACTATATTTAACCAGTATGTTATAAATGAATATGGTGGAATATCTGCAACTTGTGGACAATCTCCTGATAGTACATTTCTAGTAAACCCTTCAGATACTATATATAGAAAATATAATGCATATTTTGATAGAGATTACCAAGCTGTACTTTGGGGTACTTTTTGGATAGCTGATGATCTTAATCCTCTTCAAAATGATAATTGGAGAACATGTAAAAAATATAAAGACTTATCTCTATGTTCTGGAAACCCAACATCAACATTAAGATTTACAAATAACTGGCTACTTGATACTAATCAATCTGCTACATTTGGGGTTGGAGATATTGTATCTTTTAGATTTTTATGCCAAACTACATCCTCAGGGGCTAATAAAATAGAATCAGCATCGTTAAGTTCATTTATTGAAAGTACAGCCT